AAGCACAAGATATTCTCGCTTTAGAAGGCGACAACCCCGTCATTATTGACACTGAAGATGCTGACCACCTCAAGTACAAAGGTGAGCATCTTGTTCCTGTACTGGTTAATGCCGTGCAAGAGTTGACCGCAATGGTCAAAGAACTTCAAACTGAAATCAAAACACTTAAAGGTTAATTATGGAAACTCTTACTGCCGAACAAATTGCACAAAACTACAGTGCAGCTCTTGATAGCGTCACAGTTATTACTGAACTGATGGCTCTTGATTCACGTAATGCTGATCAAACAGCAACAGTTGCACGTAATGTTGAGCACCTTGAACTTATGGTCGCCAAAGATTACTGGACTAAAGAAGATCTTGCACCACTTAATGCAGCTATTACTGCTGGCTCCTAATTTAAAATAAACAATCATGGCTACAACCACTACTTGGAACATCGCTTCACTTGACCGCGAAACTGCAGACGGTTATGTATTTACTGCTCATTTTACTGTTAATGCTTCTGACAACACTTATAAGTCAGGAGTTTACGGTTCGGTTGGCTTTGAAAAGCCTGAAACCCTTGTACCTTTTTCTGATCTCACAGAAGAGACAGTTGTGGGTTGGGTAAAGGCAAAGCTTAACGAAGAAAACGAAGATACTGTTTCTAATATTGAAGCATCACTTCAAACACAACTTGACGAGCAAGCAGCTCCTACAAAAGCATCTGGTCTTCCTTGGTCTTAATTATGATTACACTTATCCGTCCAATCCTATTTTCATTTATGAAGTCAGAGAAGGTTAAACTTCTTATTCTTGATCTTCTAAAGGCATACGCTAAGTCAACTGATAATGATGTTGATGACAAGGTAGTTGCGTTTGTGTCTGCTGGCTTATTCCCTAACAAATAATGGAATGGGAAGAGGTACCAGGCTTCCCAGATTTGGTGCTTCCAGAAGCGCCTCTATTGCCTGATGCAGTACTTGAAGTACCAAGAGCCTCCTTACCTTCCTACCAGCCCCTTGTAGTGCCTCCTAGCACCCTTAGACCTCCTATTGGGATTGAACCTATTGCTGCACAAGATGAGGCACCTACAAAAAAGGCTGAGACTACACCATCTACACCTTATGTTCCACCAGAGGCACAGATAATAGAAGTACCTTTTACTGACATTGAAGTGCCAATGCCAACTACTACTATTATGACTACTGCTGCAACTACAGCATTTATATCAGTTGCAGCTACATTACTTGGGCAATCACTATTTAAACATTTAGTGACGCTATTTAAACCTATAATTAAACAAGCATGGAGCAAGTTAACAAAAAAGAAGACGGTGGAAAGCCAAGAAACTTCTTAGAAAAGGTTAAGGAAAATTCTGAAGACGAGCTTCAAATCCTAGGTACGTTTGTACGTCTAGGCGTCGTAGTATGGAGTGGTTTTATTATTACTTTAAACTACGTTGAATTACCAATGTTTAAAAAAAGTGTTGGTGGGGATATAACATTCCCTGCTTCAATATTTACAGGAGCATTGGCTACATTTGGCTTGACAACTTCTAACAATAAATCTAATAGTAAATCATCAGACCCTAAAAAGAAAGACGAATGAAAAGCTTATTAGTATTTTTATTGCTGGCTAGCCCAGCTGCAGCACAAGTAACCCCTAATTTTACACAGGGTTCAATGCAATCAACCACTACAACTACTATTGATATTGATCGCACTATTGCTACTAATATTTATGGTGGTGCATATTCATCATGGTCAGGAACAAACGTAACACCAAGTGGAGATATCAAAAATACTTCCACAACTTATTCAGTAACAAATGCTGGTCAGCAGTTTCAACTAGAAATTATGACAAGAGCAGCAGGAAAGGTAGAAGACAGTCTTGTAACAGAAACTATCAAACAAGTATCTACTACTACATCCTTGTCAGTCTTTTCTCAGTAGTACCTGCTTACGCAGAAGAACCTAGAGTACAAAATACATCAAATCCTGTGGCAGCAGCTACAGGTAATGTAACCAATCAGGCGGTACAGTTTCAAAATAATGGAGCACCGTCTAGACAATACTTTAGTGGTAATAATAGCTGTAATGGTACAACCATGCAGCTTTCTCCTTTTTATATGGGTAATGACACAGTTCCTTACGCAAGAGAAAGTTATACTAAAAGTAATAACTGGGGAGCACAGATTAGTTTTTCAGTGCCATTAGATGGTGGCATGACTGAAACCTGTAAAGCTATTGCCCGTAAACACGAACAGAAGATGCGCCTTGACTATGAGTTAGTTAGGGCACTGAAGTGTACAGAGATTATGCAAAAAGGTTTTACCTTTAGACCCGGTTCTCGTGTTGAAATTTTATGTAATGACATCGTACCTATTGTTGCACTTGAATAAATGGAATCATTGGTAGCTGCCGTTATTGCCGCAATTGCTGGCGGAGCAGCTTTAAACAACAGACTACACAACAGAATAAATAACGTACACGATCGCATAGGCGGTCTTGATAGGCGCATTGACGCCTTGGAGCTAAATGTAGCTCAAGACTATGTATCTAAAGCTGATCTATCAGTAATGGTGCAACGTATGGAAGACCATATGGTACGCATTGAAAACAAATTAGACCAAATTGCATTGAGGAATAACTAATGTCTTATAAACTAGTAGACGTAACACGTAACAAAGTACTGCAAGAGTTTGAAACTATTGAGCAAGCTGAAAAAGCTTTGCGCTACCAATCAGTTGAAGATTATGTAAGGCTTGAAATTCAAGCAGATGCTAAACCCAAGCCTAAAGCTAAGAAAGCAAAGAAGGTAGTAAGTGAAGAAAGCAAGTGAAGACCAGTTTAACGAACTCCATAATCTGGTAACTAAAGAGTTTTTGCAACGTGTCAAATCTGGTGAAGCCTCTACACAGGATCTCAAAGCAGCTTGTGATTGGCTAGCAAAGAATGACATCAGTGGAGTTGCAGTAGAAGGCAACCCGTTGTCCAAACTTGCAAACATTATGCCAACAATTGACCCAGAACTTGTACAGAGCAGACTTTATGGCAGAAAGCACAGCTAGTTATTACGAATCTAACCCTAAAGCACGTAAAAAACGTAACGCGCAACAGGCTAAATATAACAAGACAAGTAAAGGTTTAAAGATCCGTACTGACGCCAATAAGCTCAATCGGAAATTGGGTACTTATGGCAATGGTGATGGCAAAGATGCATCCCATACAGGTCCGAATAAAGGAAAGTTGGAGAAAGCCTCTACTAACCGTCGAAGACCACGCCTAAAGATCAAATACGCATGACCCCTCTACTTCCATCTCCTGAACACTACCTCTACAACCTCATAGCCATGACATCTCCTGAAGCCAAGCGCCTATGGAGGCGCAGCATCAAAGAGCATTTTGGATGCACATGTGTTTATTGCGGACAAACTTATGAACAACATCAACTCACTTTGGATCACGTGCTACCTCGCAGTAAGGGCGGCGAAGACATTTCATCGAATGTTGTACCAGCGTGTACTCAATGTAATCAGGATAAAGGAAGTAAACATTGGCTCAGTTGGATGAGACAAACCTTTGGTGAAAATCAACTACGTGAAATACTAATTCTCTCACATATTTCTTGATGGGTAAAAATAACATAGACAACATGTCAGCAGAGGAACGTGCGGCTCTTTTAATGAGCCTTATGCGTCCTCCTGACCAAATGCCAACTCGTGACGCAATAGAAGCAAATAGGATTCTAGAAAGTCTTCGGATTAATCAACCTAAGAATATTGGTGGAACATTATCCATTCGTAATCCTGTCACAAATATTCAGGGTCATATGATTCCTGGTCCTCAAGGTCATGAAGTCTCGTTTACATCTAATGGTAGTTTTAGTAGACCAAATGTGCCTAATACTAAGCTGCAAACGTTAGGATCAAACGCTACCGTTAATCAATTGATTAATGAGTTGCCCACTTCTCGTAATAAAGCAACTGGTGTAGACAATAGATATACTTTCTCACCTTTGGAAGATATTAAGGATTTTAAACGCTCGCTAAGGACTGGTAAAAGGTCCAACTCACGAAATACTGCCTATAAGCGTAGTACAAACGGTGCCTTCAATGCTCACACCAAAAAAGATGGTGAAATGGTCGGGCATGGCACCCGTAAAGGAGAAACTACTTGGCAGCCAAGAAATGCTGGTGGTAAATTTGGCAAACATGTCCAATTTGACCCAACTGATCCTGTAAAAAGGCTTGGTAAATTTGCAATTGAAAAAGGTGCTGCACGTTTTATTCCTGTAGTTGGTCAATATATTCAAGCAGCTATGACTGCTGACAGCGTATTCGAAGGTATTACAGGCAAAAGTGTTATTAAAGAGTTTATACCGCAAGCTAAAAGATCTATTAAAGATCAATCAATACCACGTCCAGCTACTTTAATGATGTACTAAACATATATGACTAACGTCCTTGAGGCGTTGCAAGATGATTTCAAGTTGTTCTTACAAGCACTGTGGGGACAACTTGAACTTCCTACGCCAACACGCGCACAATACGCAATCGCAGACTATCTGCAAAACGGTCCTAAACGTCTACAGATTCAAGCCTTCCGAGGAATCGGTAAATCTTGGATTACTGGTGCGTTTGTTCTTTGGACCTTATTTAAAGATCCTGAAAAGAAAATCATGATCATCTCTGCATCTAAAGAACGTGCAGACAATATGTCAATCTTCTTACAGAAACTGATAATTGAAACACCATGGCTGGTGCATTTGCGCCCTAAATCTGATGACTCCCGTTGGAGTCGGATATCTTTTGATGTTAATTGCTCCCCTCACCAAGCTCCTTCTGTTAAATCAGTGGGAATTACTGGTCAGCTTACTGGTAGTCGTGCAGATTTAATGATTCTGGACGATATTGAGGTTCCTGGCAATTCGATGACAGAAATGATGAGGGAGAAACTTTTACAATTATGCACTGAAGCTGAGTCTATTCTTACCCCTAAGGATGACAGCCGTATTATGTACTTAGGTACTCCTCAGACGGTCTTTACGGTCTACAGGAAGCTTGCAGAGCGTAACTATAGGCCTTTCATATGGCCAGCACGTTTCCCGCGCTCTCTGTCCAATTACGAGGGTCTCATAGCTCCTCAATTACAAGAAGATATAGACACTGGCTCTGAAAAATGGGCTGTAACTGACCCAGATAGATTTAATGATGAAGACCTTATTGAACGTGAAGCAGCAATGGGACGAAGCAACTTCATGCTTCAGTTCATGCTCGATACTTCACTTAGTGACGCAGAAAAGTTCCCCCTTAAAATGGCTGACCTTATTGTCACTAGCGTTAATCCCACTACTGCTCCCGATTCCATCATCTGGTGCTCAGACCCAAGAAACATCATCAGGGATGCTCCGACTGTCGGATTACCTGGAGATTATTTCTACAGTCCAATGCAGCTCCAAGGAGACTGGGATACCTACCAAGAGACAATCTGCAGTGTTGACCCGTCGGGTCGTGGCTCGGATGAAACGGCAGCAGCGTATATCTCCCAACGCAACGGTTTCCTGTACTTGCACGAAATGCGTGCTTACAGAGAAGGGTACTCAGACAACACTCTTCTGGACATTCTAAAAGGTTGCCGTAAGTACAACGTTACTAAACTCATTATCGAAACTAACTTCGGTGATGGCATTGTTGCTGAATTATTTAAAAAACACTTAGTCCAAACTAAACAAGGTATTGATGTCGAAGAAGTCCGGGCAACAGTCCGTAAAGAACAACGTATTATTGATACTCTTGAACCCGTTCTTAATCAGCATAGGCTTGTTGTGGATCGCTCTGTCATTGATTGGGACTACAACTCCAACAAAGATGCTCCACCCGAATCTAGACTCCTCTACATGCTCTTCTATCAGATGAGCCGTATGTGTCGTGAAAAAGGTGCCGTTAAACATGACGATAGACTTGATTGTCTTAGTCAAGGTATCCAATACTTCACTGACTGCATGGCTATATCCGCTCAAGAACAGATTAATACTCGTAAACAGGAAGAGTGGTTAGACATGCTTAGATCCACTATTGATGACCCTCAAGGCTCAGCTAATCACCTTGTTTTAGGCCTAAATAAAGACCAAAGACAACAAGCTAGAGGAAATGACCAAACTGCAGTCCCCAACTGGGTTTAGGTGCGATAGGACATGTATACAGGAGGAGGAGGGGTGGACTCCAACTTCTGGAGGGGTAAAGGAGACAATCCAACCCCTTTACTATTATCCGATGAATGGATAATCCGTAAGCACTGACACAAGTTTATTTAATTAATTAAGTAATAGGCGTCTCGCTGGAGCTCGACCAGTACTTAATACATGATGATCTGAATCATCCCTTAATGATGATCCGTATCATCCCTTATTACACAGCTAGTAAATTACATGCATTCTGTACGTTTAGTACATTCAACTCAAGGTGGTGATGACTTGATAGCTTACATGGCTAGAGTCTCTAATCCTGCTAATCAAAACAACACTGGGAACAGTGCTCGTTTAATTAAATACCTTATAGATCATAATCATTGGTCTCCCTTTGAAATGGTTAACATGTGTGTAGAAATATCTACTACACGTAGTGTCTCTGCTCAAATCATTCGTCATAGGTCTTTCTCTTTTCAAGAGTTTAGCCAACGTTATGCTCAAGTTACAGAGAAACCTTTAATGCCTGAGCTAAGGCGTCAAGATACTAAGAATAGACAGAATAGTATTGATGACTTGAATCCTTCAATGGTGGATTACTTTGATTCACAGATTCAACAGCTGTTTGTTCAATCAAATACACTGTATGAGTCTATGTTGTCTTCAGGTATTGCTAAAGAGTGTGCTAGAGATGTACTTCCTATGGCTTCCCAAACTAAATTGTACATGAATGGTACTTTAAGGTCTTGGTTACATTATTGTCAGCTACGATGTGGTAATGGTACACAGCATGAACACAGGATTATTGCTGATTACTGTCAAGAACTGATTTATCAATGCTTTCCGATGGTCTATGAGGCATTCATGGCGGCTCAGGAATTTTGACATAATTTTCTGAAGCCATATACGTAGGTGCAGGGACGCAAATTTACCCCTATGGGGGGGTCATTGTGCTCCCTATTTGATATTTTTGCCGCGCTGGATATCGGATCCAGCATTAAACACTTGGCTCTCTCGGCACTGGGGTGGCACGCTGCCGTAACCATGACGTGCTGTTACATCTCTTAATCTCCACCAATCTGTAGCGGCTCAGTCATACCAAGGGTTTTGCACTTTTAATATTTATTTAAGAATGGCAGCTGTTCGCTGAGATCAGTTGGTATCACTGACATCTTGTTCAATGTTGCACGAGTCATGCTGCTTCGACACGTTGCCTTAGTGGACAACTGGCTATACATTGACATCAAGCGACAGCACTCCCTTCATCGCTGCATCGCTTGCAACCTATTCAATCTTGCAATGAACAACCATCCTATAGAGCACTTCATAGCTGCTCTCCTCGTCTTAGCTGAGGGCCTCTGCTGGATCATCAACGAACTAGCAGGTCACCACGTCCAACAGCTCCCAACCTTTAAACCCTTTCAACCTGTCCACTTGCTCACACGTTCTCTTCTCATTGAAGAGGCCAAGATCCTCAGATCACTAGGCAACACATACAAACAGATTGCCATTGCTCAACAGATCAGCCGATCAACAGCTTGGAGCTACGTCAACACTTATTAATCGCTTCATTCTCTTCTCCTAATCGCTTCATTCAATCATGATCACGCGTTCTGAATTCGTTAACTATTGCCTTAGCTTTTATGGAGTTGATGGTATTTACGAGATGTATCCACCGATGACACATTCTCAGGCTTATCACGCGACAGCGTACAGAGAACAATCAGAACATTGGGGCGATGGTGACACACTAGACCGCGAACATGTTCTCGAATTCTGTGCTGCTGTTTATGGCACTCACATCAACTAACACCACTCACTTAATCCACTAATCATCTAAATCATCATGCGTAAACTTGAACAGCAGATGTGCAAAGCAATTGAAAACAATTGTGAGCACTGGTCTACTGCAAATACTGCAGTTATTAAGGACAAAGAAGGCACTCACCATGTGTATTTACATGGTCATGAGATTGCTCAACTCGGAGATGACTGGATCAAAGTTAGGCATGCTGGCTGGCGTACTAACACGACACGATCACGTCTACGCGCCTTGTTAAGTGAATTTGGCTCTGATTCTGATTACATACGTCAGAAAGATTTCATATGGTATGTCAATGATATTGCCATGACAAATGATGGTTGGTACGGCGTCGCCTGACCTGTACACATAGGCATACTGAATCTCTCCTTTAGGGGCCTTAGTGCCCCTCAATGAGGGACTCACATCCCTTGTCTTTTGTTTTTATTTTCACCATGTTTAATCCTTTTGGATATCACACGCTGGCCAATGTCATGGGGACATCTCACCCAGTGAATAATGTCACAACGGATTTACTTAATGGTGAGGTTGTTGTTGAACACACCACGGGAATCGTGACTGTTCATGACCATGTATCAAGGCTTGCAATCCTGAACCTATTGTATGGCCCAAGCATTTCAATTGATCTCTGGGTGGAACATAACCTGTCCCCAGATATTAATGCTTACGTTGACAACAAGTTAGCTATAACATCTGACTTCATTTAAGTATAACTTTTGCCTTTTCACAATCATAACACCAAGGACCCAAACAATGTACTCAGTACAAGTACTTAACGGAAACCGCTGGGAAGATCTAAAGACTTATCAACCCAGATCATGGAATGATGCTGTCCAATTATTCACGCATTATATGGAACGCTTCCAGATGCATGACTACCGCATCTTTCCAGTTGTCTCACTTCCTGAGGTCAAGTAATGACTCAACAGGAAATGGACCGCATGAATGATTCACTACAGGATCAAATGCTTGCAGCGTATGAACGTCAACAAGAACGTGAGTACGACGAAATGGTCAATGAAGAACCAGAACCTAAGTATTGGTCTCCTTCAGAACAAGATTACATTGAATGCTTCCAAAGACGAAGAGAATTTGAGCTTTTGATGTACAGGAGCAAAGATCACAAATGAGCCCAGCATTCATTAACTATCTCAAAACTAAATACAAAGCCCTTCAACGTATCATTCAACAAAATGAACACAGAAAAACAACCAAGTAACGAGATCTCGCTTGATGATGATTACTTCATCAAGAATGCAATCAGTTGTTGGCTGCATCACTTTCCCAATCATAAATGGGCACCTATTTATAGGGAAATGAGGGAACGTAACTATTCAACAACCAAGGAGCCCACGATTGCCACACCAAGGACCAGAACCAAACGTAAGGCAGGATGATTCTCTTTCACAATCACCGTATGAGTACCTAGTCACTCTATCTAGTGGTGAGAAGATGTATCTTTTAGCTCGTAATTCCATGGACGCAGCTTATAGCGCCCTCGAATTATCAGAAGACCGTAATAGTAAATTACTTAATGTGAGAATTGTTGATGAATGGATCCAGGAAACGTAAAAAGTATTTTCCAAATAACTGGCAACGATACAAGGACGCACCGGCTGAACTGTTTGAAGATCTTGATTTTTTAGACTTCATGGACTGGAAAGTTTTCGGTTGGCAATTGCCGCCTGACGTGTGCTGCATTATCCGTGCAACACATCTAGAAACCAAGAAGGTTAAAGAATACGTTTACAAGCAGTCAAAAAGTGCAGATAAAAAGCTACTTAAGTTTGCAAAACTCAAAACCCATGATCTCTGCGTCACCACTCATGAAGCACAGCATTACGTCGGCCCGCATCCTTTCCCAGGATCAATCGACGATGAACCTCTCGACTTTTAACTTTCATTGCGACACACTCTATGATCTATTGGCTGACCATCCACATCGAGAAGAAATCATCGAAATCATGGATGCACAGGTAAAAGATGACACATTACTTTATTGAGTTTATTTACCCACATCTTGCCCTAATAGGGTCAGCAGCTCTTTACAGTTTTGTCAATGCCCTTACTGCATGAAACGAGTAGTCGTCACTTTGACTGATGCTGATGCCAGGGTTTTAAAACTGTATGCAGCCAAGTGGAATCTAACGCTATCCCAAGCTTTAGAAGAGATGTCAAGGTCTCACATCCACGGAAGTGCAGAAATCTGCTCCTTTGCCCGTGACTTGCTTGCTAATGAAAATATTGCATTAGATAAGCGTGCTGGCAAGGAATGCTTTGGTTTTAAGTGTAGGTGTTGTGCCTATACCTTACAGTGCCGGACAGGTCTGTATCAAGGTGAATGGTCCATTGATATTGTTCATAAACATTTATTGATTGAAAGTGACGCTGAAAATGAGAATGATAATCAGTAATTTAGTTACAATTGCTTACGCCACCCACACAACTTGTGACAATCATTTCTTTTGGCAACTTCTATCTTGGGATTGATAAGCAATCCTTCTTCGATGTACAAGTCCACTTGGGTATCTTCCGGCTAGAGTTTGGAAGTACTTCGCTCCTAAACGTTGGATCCGATACGGACTCAAGTAACAGATGCTCGGATGGAACGTATCCACCTTGCGTTCGAGCTTCTCCGCTTGAGAGACCGTGAAATGCCTGGTCAAACTGCTTGCACTTTCTTTTATGTGGCCTCACATGATGGCTGTCATAAGCAAGCACTTGAACAAGATCTCAACATGACAACTGCATCAGCTAGTCGTAATACTGATCTTTTATCAAAGGGTCGTGTTGGACGTGGTGCTGTTGGTTTAGGGCTTATCACTAAGGAGGTAGACCCAACTAACAAACGTCGTCAGACCCTAAAGCTCACGTCTTTAGGCAAAGACTTAGCCCGAATGATCAAGCAAACCATCTATGACTGAAATCAGAACCTGGCAACAGGCACTTGATTACACGCTTACTACTCGCCATACGTGGAGACACGGCAATGGCAAGCAGGCTGCACAAATCAATTGCAATCATTTCACACGTCTGCGTGGATCTTCTTTTCCAGTTAAGAAGATTGCACAACCTGTTATCGCTCAAGTCTCTATTGAACTTGAGGATGAAGGCAAGTCAGATGCAACTATCAACCGCATTGTGTCGGCTGTTAGTACTGTCTTACGTCACTGCGAATTTGATGGCTTAATTCAAAACGTCCCTAAATTTAGGCGTCGTAAAGAAGATGAAGGTCGCGTTACTTGGTACACCAAGGACGAAGTTACTAAATTACGCTACGTGTCCACTAATGTATTTCAACGTGAAGACTTAAGTGACATCATTGGATTTGCAGCTTTTACAGGCATGCGCCAATCAGAAATACTTAAGCTTCGTAAGAAAGACATCGATCTTGTAGCTAACAAGATTCACGTCGGCGGTGTTCCTACACAAACCACAAAAGCTAAGAATTGGAGGGCTATTCCTATTCATGAATCAATTCTTGGGATGGTGACAGATCGCTGTTCACAATCATCACGCTCCGATATTCGGATCTTTGGTGACGAGTGGAGAGACAAGGATCAGCTCCTGAGAGCCTTTAAAAAAGCCAATAGGCTCATTCCTAAGGACGAGCAGTATGTCTTCCACACACTGCGTCACAGCTATGCCACATGGCTCGCTGAGGCAGGTGTACCCATCAGATCGATACAAACGCTCTGCGGACATAAAAGAGTGGAGACCACCCTTCGCTACGCCCACGCCTCAGATACAGCTCTCACGGACGCCATGCTTGCCATCTAAGCGTGTCTAATGGGGCACTCAGTTACCCTTGTTTCTGAGCAACACCCTATTTCAACTGGCACACTGTGACAGCTGAAACCCAGAGCCCATCTGGCGGAATTGGTAGACGCGCTGGTTTTAGGTTCGAGCGCGGTTCCGTAACACTTACGTATAGGTCAGGGTTAATTCCCTGGCCTTCCTTTCTACAACACCTGTCCACTACGACATGGTTCTAATCACCGGTTCTAACGCGGATTTTTATTGACAACCTTTGAAGAAATCGGTGCTCAAATTAAACTTGAGCGGGAGCAAATCAAGCGTGGTCTTGAGAAGCTACACAACAACACAAAACAACTTGAAGAGAAAAGTTATTCAAGTGCAAGTGTTTATGGAGTGTCTTCTATTGAGGAGCTTGTTCCTCTTGTGGTTGAACGCATTAAAGTCACGACTAACCGCATAAAGGAAGGAAAGACAGGCGTTAATTTCAAAGAAATCAAGCCATTCCTTGCTGAACTTGCGGCTAATGATGCAGCAGTCATCGCTAGCAAGATCACCTTTGACACTGTATTCAGTGCTAAACGAAAGTCAAACTTGGTGGCCAATGTCACTGATTGCATTGGCTTGGCAATTGAGCAGGAATGCATGTTGCGTCATTACGAACGCACATGTCCTGGCCTCCTCCACACACTTCAAAAAAACTATTGGCATAAGTCCATAGGCACTACTCAAAAGGTGACGGTGATCCGAACCCTTATGAATCGATATGACGTGGAGCATTGGAAGCCTTGGGGGCGAGCTAATCGTGTCCGTTTAGGTGGCTGGCTGCTCGACTGTATTTGTGAGGTAAGCGGCTGGTTCAGTATCGATAGCCGCCAGGAAGGCCGTAAACGTGTCAACTATGTGATCCCTACGCCTGAGTTCATGGCGATTAGAGATCAGCTCATGGCACAAGCAGAAATGTTTAGCCCTATTGCTTGGCCCATGATCGTGCCACCTAACGATTGGCATCCTGATGGGACAGGTGGCGGCTACATCCTCAATGAAGTGATGGAGGGCTACGACATGGTTCGTAGAGGCGATAGGACATGTATACAGGGAAAGACTCCAGTTGATTTTCTGAATCACATTCAGCAAACCAGCTACACCCTCAATCCATTCATTGTTGACGTTGCAAAGACGTTGCAAGAGCGTGGGATTGGGGTTGGTAAGTTTATCCCTGTTATTGAGATGCCACTGCCTCCTAAGCCTGTAGACATTGCTGACAACAAAGAATCACGCAAAGACTACAGACGAAGAGCAGCAGAGGTAATGAATATCAATGCTCAAGCCTTCAAGCGTTCATGTCGTACACGTATGACTATGAATGCTGTTGAAGTGTTTGAACAATATGAGAAGTTTTACATTCCGTGGTCATTTGACTACAGGGGTAGGGTCTATCCAATCCCTGCATTTCTTACACCGCAAGGAGATGACTTCTCTAAGTCACTACTCTTGTTTCACAATCAAGCGTTGATGACACCTGAAGCAGAAGACTGGCTGGCGTTTGAAGTCAGTACTACATATGGAAACTCTAAGCTTCCTATGACTGAACGAATCCTTTGGACGTTAGACAATCACGATCTAATCACTAAGGTCGCTACCGATCCCATTGGCAACCTGTCCACTTGGGAAGGGGTAGATGAGCCTTGGCGTTTTCTGGCCGCGTGCGATGCTTACTACCATTCCGTGATTTTGTGTGATAGAAATTACACAAATCTGCCGGTCGCAGTTGACGCCACTGCATCAGGATTGCAAGTGCTGTCAGGACTTTGCCGCTGTGCTTCAACTGCAAAGCTTGTGAATGTACTGCCTAGTGACACACCACAAGATGCATATTTAGTAATTGCAGAAGCTTGTATTGATTCTATTCCAGAACGGATAAAACCTTGCTGGGATAGAAAGAAAACCAAGCGAACTGTGATGACTATTCCTTACAATGCAAAGCCATTCTCTAACCGCTCTTATATCAAAGAAGCGTTAAAAGAAGATGGCATTGAAGTAGATAAGGATGAGCTTACTCAGATTGTTAACGCAGTTAGAGAAGCTATGTGTCTTAAGTTTGAAGGACCAATGAAGGTCATGAAGTGGATTGAGAAAGAAGTAGGTAAAGCTATCGATAGAGGTGCTAATAAGTTAACTTGGACTACTCCATCAGGGTTCGTAGTAACGCAGTCTCTGATGAAGAAACACGTTGAACATGTCAAACTGAAGTTACTAGGAGAATGTAAAATTTCTGTAGCAACAGCTGATAAGAACGAAGTTGATAAATTGCACCACTTAAATGCTACTAGTCCTAATCTAATCCACTCACTTGATGCATCATTACTCCACCTATCTGCACTACGCTTCAACGCTCCGTTGGCCCTCATACACGACTCGGTTTTATGTCGTGCTACTGACATGTCTACTCTTTCAACCCTTATTCGTCAGACATACATGCACATATTTGCAGAACAAGATTACTTAAAGTCTTGGGCTGAACAAATTGGGGCTGAAGAAGAGCCCCCAATCATTGGAACACTGAACCCTGAATCAGTAATTAACTCCACCTATTTTTTCTGTTAATGACCCGCAACACATTTGTAACTCCAGAGCCTGTTGTCCTTGAAGGATATCAAGCTGTAATGACACCTTCTAAATTTGGCTATTCACTTGGCGCACTAGTCGATGAATCAATGGTTGAAGCACTAGAAGAAGACCGCACTGAGTCCCTTAAGTGGGCTGAATCTAAACTAAAGAATCCAAAACGTTCAGTACTTAAGCCTGAACCTTGGGAAGAAGTAACTAAAGGAAAATATAAAGTTAAGTTCTCTTGGAATGAAGATACAAAACCACCTGTAGTAGATACTGACGGCACTGTCATCACTGATGAGCGTCTTCCTCTTTTTAGTGGATCTACCGTAAAGCTAGCTCTTTACCAAAAGCCTTACATCTTGCGAGATGGTGTTACCTATGGCACAAGTCTTAAGCTAAAGGGTATTCAAGTAGTCACATTGTCTTCATCAGCAGGCGTTGATGTAGGAGATATGTCTACTGAAGATGTTGTCGATCTATTCGGTACTACTGCTGGATACAAAGCAATGATCCCTAATGTTATTGCAGCAGAGCCTGCTTCTGAAGAAGAGGATGACTCTGACTTCTAATGGCATTTAGATCAGGACTTGAAGAGCAGGTAGCTGATCTTATGTGCGAGCTGGGTGTTAAGTATGAATATGAATCTACCAAGGTTCCATACATCATCCAGCACATTTACTCCCCAGACTTTTTATTACCAAATGGCATTTTTCTTGAATGCAAAGGCTACTGGGACAGTGAAGATCGCCGTAAGATCCGCAACGTAAAAGAGCAACATCCAGAAATAGATTTACGCATGGTGTTTCAGTCACCATATAACAAAATTAGCAAGAAGTCTAAGACTACTTATGCCGCTTACTGCGACAAATTAGGTATCCCTTGGACATCATTTCACAACATTCCAATTCAATGGTTCATGTAGAGAATGAGTTTGTAGAGCATATTCCTTGTCCAGAGTGTGGCTCATCAGATGCAAATAGTTTGTATTCAGATGGTCACACGTTTTGTTTTAAATGTCATGCCCGGACGCATGGCAATAACAACACTTCCTTTCACAATCATCACGTGTCAAATGTCCAACTTCAAGGATCAGCCAGACGGCTGCAATCAAGAGGAATCTCTGAACGAACCTGTGAACTATTCAAAACCTACAAAGATGGTGAGATCTTACGCCACTATTATTTCGACAGTTCTGGCAAGGTTGTCGGAGCAAAAGTAAGGTCTAAAGATAAGGAGTTCCGCTGTGAAGGAGAAGTCAATTCTCTATTCGGAATGCAGAACTTCAGACACAAGACAGCTAAGGATCAGAAGTTAATAATTTGCGAAGGCGAAATGGATGCGATGAGCATCTATGAATGTCAACCTTGGCCCGTGGTCTCTATTCCAAATGGAGCAGCTGCAGCTAAGAAAGCCATTCAGAAAAACTATGAATGGATCAATCATTACGACAAGATTGTTTTATTCTTTGATAACGATGAGGCAGGCCAGAAGGCTGCAAAAGAGGCAGCTAGTGTATTACCACCTAACAAGACTTTCATAGGCTTTCTAGACGATTACAAGGATGCCTCTGATGCATTACAGGTTGGTGATACTGAAGCAGTACGAGCAGTATGTAATTACAACCATGCTCAATATCAACCGGACGGCATTGTTGATGCCAAAACTCTTTTAGATCTAGTAACCACACCTTCACCTCCATCTGATCATGACTACCCCTTTGCAGGCCTCAACAAGCTATTACACGGGATCAGATATGGAGAGCTTGTCACGGTTACTGCAGGCTCTGGGATTGGGAAAAGTTCCTTTCTTAGAGAAATATGTGCTGACCTTCTCCGTAAGGGAGAGCGGTGCGGTTACTTGGCGCTTGAAGAGTCAAATAGAAGAACAGCACTCGGGCTTATGTCAGTCGCCGCTGGCAAATCTCTACACCTCGGAGAGCAACAACGAAGCGAGCTGACAGAAATCTTCGATAACACTATTGCTAAATGGAACCTTCATTTGTTTGATGGTTTCGGTAGCTATGACCCTGACCATATCTACAACCGCATTGAATACATGGCGGCTGGGCTAGATACAAAGGTCATCTTTCTTGATCACCTATCCATTCTTTTGAGTGGTCTCGAAGGTGATGAACGTCGGATGATTGATACAACAATGACAAAACTAAGGTCATTAGTTGAACGAACAGGTATTGCTTTATTCCTTGTATGTCACACAACAACACCACCTAATGGACAATCACATGAAGAAGGAGGAAGGGTACAGCTCAGAAGCTTGCGCGGAAGTCGGAGCATTGGTCAACTTAGCGACGCAGTTATTGCACTCGAGCGAAATCAACAGAGCGGATCTGAACGAGATGCTACGACAGTGCGAGTCCTTAAAAATCGCCATTCAGGCGAAGTTGGTGAAGCATGCCAACTGAAATACGACCTTAATACTTGTAAATTTAATGAAACAGCAACAACAGCAGTGTTTGACGAACCGCCAGATTTTTAAACCTAATCCACCTACAGCTGAAGCTATACGCAAAGCACAGTTTGTAGACAAAACATACCACTGGACTAATGCTCGTATTCGATCTAGAGACTGACGGTCTACTTGATGATGTTACCAAAATCCACTGCCTTGTTATTTATGACAGCGAGGCTGACACCACAGTTATTTACAACGACAGGGGTAATCAAGAACCTATTAGTAGGGGTATTCAAAGACTAGAAGATGCTGATGTCCTAGTAGGTCACAACCTTATTGGCTACGACATTCCTGTAATCAGAAAGCTTTATCCCTGGTTTGAACCAAAAGCTTTTGTATTGGACACACTGCTTCTTTCTCGGCTCTATCACACAGATATGGCAGAGATAGATAGGAAGCTAGATAACCCACTCATGCCATTGCATCTTCGTGGACGCCATTCGTTGGAGGCATATGGCTACAGGCTAAAAGAATACAAAGGTGAGTTTGGTAAAAGCACAGATTGGCAGGAATGGTCACCAGAAATGGAGACTTACTGCGCCCAAGATGTAAACGTCACAGTCAAACTATGCGACCACTTCCACAAATCCCTGAGTGGGTCAAACTAGAGCACCAAGTTGCTCAATTATTAACTACACAACAACTACATGGATGGTACTTTGATGAACGCGCTGCATGGGAACTTGCATCGTCTCTCAGAAAACAACTTGAAGAAACTTATCAACTATTACGTCACAGGTATCCTTTCGTTGCCGGACCAGTATTTACTCCTAAACGAGATAATCGGACCACAGGCTATGTCAAAGACGCTCCATTCACACGTTTAAAAGAAACGAATCCCACCTCAAGAGACCATATTGCATGGATATTAAAGGAACACCACAACTGGAAACCAACCCAGATGACAGCTACTGGGAAGCCAATTATCGACGAGATTGTACTGAAGGAGATGGCTGCCTCAGGTGGACCGCAGATTGCTTTGGAGTTTCTGAAATGTCTCGATATTACGAAGAGCTTGGGGATGATCTCCGAAGGCACCAACGCATGGCTCAAGCTATGTACGACTGCTAAGCGTATACATCATCACTGTTCTGTTGCCACAGTAACGCATAGATGTGCTCATCGTAATCCAAATTTAGCGCAGTGTAAAAGTGATGATGAATTTAGAAAGTTATTTAAAGCAACGCCAGGTCAAGTTATGGTTGGGAGTGATCTTAGTGCTATCGAATTTAGGCTGCTCGCGCATTACCTTGGACGATGGAGTAACAACTTTAGAGACACCTTACTCAATGGAGACATTCATCAAGTCAATGCAGATAAGGTCGGAGTTTCTAGAAAACAAATCAAAACAATTTCCTACGCCTTCATCTATGGAGCGGGCAATCAGAAAATTGGCATGTCCTACGACCCTTTATTAAATGAAACTCAGGCTAAAAAGAAAGGCAAAGAAATTAGAGAAGCATTTGTCTCTGCAATTGATGGACTTTCGGAATTACTTGAGGCAATTAAAAAGGCGAGTGCGGAAGGCTTTATCAGATCGATAGATGGGCGTCACATCAAAGTAGACAGCCCACACAAAGCATTAAACATGCTTTTGCAATCATCCGCAGCCTGCGTCGCAAAGCGGTGGATGGTTATTACAAACGAAACTATTAAACAAACAGGGCTGTGTGCATCACAGCTCGCATTTATACATGACGAATTGCAATACGAATGTTCCCCTGAACACGCAGCTGACCTTTCAACATCCTTGGTATTTAGCAGCCTCGCAGCTGGAGAATATTACAAACTTAGAGTCCCAATCGAAGCAGAAGCAGTCATTGGAAAAACGTGGGCAGAGACTCACTGATGAGTTTGACTCCAGTAGAAGTGGTGACATTATGGAATTGACTGTATGTCGTGATGCTCTATTACGAGGTGCAGATGTATTTAGGAATGTCTCCTGTGTAGGCAAAGCTGATCTTATTTTCATGAAAGAAGGTATGGTTTTAAAGGTTGATGTAAAGACCCTTAAATTTGATCCTCGGTCTAATAAATACGCCTCTAACTCTGATAAGCCATTACCTGGCATCTATCACGTCTTTATTGACGCTGAACAGTGGAAGCCTCGTTGGAATAAACGACATGTTCCAGAAGGTTGGGAGAATTTTTGGGATTGAAACTACTTATTGATGCAGACTACATAGTCTATAAAGCCTGCGCTGGAGCAGAAGAAGATATTGACTGGGGTGATGATGTCATTACTGTAGTCAGTAAGTTCTCTGAAGCATTGAAGAATGTTGAGCGTGACCTAACTAAAATCAAGAATGAATTTATGTGGGACACACCAGAACTAATTCTTTTCTTTAGTGACTCTAAGAATTTTAGGAAGAAAATTTATCCCGATTACAAAGGACATCGAAATCGTAAGAAGCCTTGTGGCTACAGAAAAGTTATCACACAACTAGCTGAAAGTTATGAAGTCATCAGACTCCCGACACTGGAAGCAGATGATGCTATGGGCATTTATGCAACAGCTCATATTGATAATATTATATGTAGTCCTGACAAGGATATGAAACAGATACCTGGCAAGCTATATGACATGAAAGAGTTGACCACAGTAGAACCCGAAGAGGGAGCTAAGTGGCATCTAATTCAGACACTTGCCGGTGACCAGACCGATGGCTATTCTGGCGTTCCCGGCATTGGAATCAAACGTGCTGTTGCTTTGTTTGAGGAGCATGGGTACACATGGAAGACAGTAGTCAAAGCTTTTGAAGACAAAGGTCTTTCAGAAGATGATGCCTTAATGAATGCACGACTAGCAAGAATCCTTACCTGTACTGACTATGACCCAATCGAACACACCGTCATTCCTTGGACCCCCACCCCCGATTATCGAGCTGACAGTTGAGCAGTCATTCAAGCTGCGAAGACTAGAAGATCTTTTACCGGAGGCAGGTAAGGAAGACATCATCACATTATTTATGGCGTTACAACGTCAGAACTTTGCTTTAGCTAACACCGTATCCAACCTAGTAAAACTATGGCCAACTCACCTGCCTACTACACAAGAGGCTCCATCGAATGCTGGGACTTCATCCGAGACCAACAGCTAAATTACCATTTAGGTTGTGCCGTGAAGTATATCTGCAGAGCTGGATATAAGATCAGCAAAGTATCAGATTTAGAAAAAGCAATCCACTACTTACAGAACGAACTTGACAACACCTTACTCGATTCACCAAACATTGATGGATCAGGCGGAGGAATTCCGAGCAGCTTACAATCTTACGACGAATGGGAATCAGAAGCCAATTCAAAAGGCTTTGATCGATGAAGAGTGGAGTGAATACCACGAGGCATATCATTTAAAAGATGATTGTGAACAACTAAAAGAGTTAGCAGATCTCGTATATGTCTGCTTTCAAATGGCTGCTTCCCAAGAGTGGGACCTAGATGAAGCCATGCGTCGTGTACACAAATCAAACTTGTCAAAGCTAGGAGAAGACGGTAAGCCCATTTACAGAGCAGATGGCAAGGTTCTTAAAGGACCAAATTATGCACCACCAAACCTAAAAGATTTGACAGACAAATGACTAGTGCATATGGCACAAAGGAGTATTACGCAGAACAATTTGCAGACTTGATTGCTGATGTTCAACATGACTCACCTGAATTTAGTGACAACCTAATTGCTGGCTTCTTGTTAGCACTACACGACTGGCGTCAGTATCACGTCAAGCAAATTCTGGAACTAGACAGAGTTGAGTCCAAAGCAACCGACAATTTCAAACAATTTAACAATGACTAATTTAATCTCCCGCACAGGCCGGGTACAATCTTGGATTGATGATCCAACAGGACGACTTCCTGTCAGCTGCACTGTATTTGTAGTTGAAAATGAAATGGAAGGTCCAAATGGTATTGAGGCTAGCTGGCGCTACGTGAGCCACGGACTTAGGTTTGGGGCAGGTGTTGCCGTCCATCTTTCAAAGCTTGATCCAAAAGGTTTTGTACGGCCCTCAGGAGTCGTTTCTAGTGGCCCTGTTTCTTTTGCAAAAATATATTCTACACTTAATGAAATCTTACGAAGGGGTGGCAAATTCCGTAATGGCGCTGTGGTTTGTCATCTCGATCTCAACCATCCTGACTGTCTCAATTTTATTCGTGCGCCTAGGCATGACCTCCCATGGATCAAAAGATGCGTCAACATCAAACCAGAATGGTGGGCTGAATGTCAGTTCAAGGACGAACTTCTTTATGGAATCAAGTCCGGTGACATCTGGCTAAACAAAGTTAAGTATGACAATGAAGGAAACAGAATCAGAGGCAACGTTTGCACTGAGGTTTATTTGCCCTCACGAGGCACTTGCTTGCTTCAGCATGTCAATTTATCTGCCTGTGAGTTCGGGAATATCACGAGAGCTTTTGCTGAAGGTATGTCCGAATTGTGTGCCCTCCACGCTGCAACTGGCATTGATGCTAGCGGAGAATACCTCTCACCAAAAGTTGACAGACAAGTCGGACTTGGAATGCTTGGACTTGCCAACTTGCTACGAAGGTACGGCATAACTTATAGGCAATTCGGTAATGCTTTAAGTCAATACAATCGCGGTGAAATTGTACGCACACCAGCCTTTGAGTTGGTGTCTGAGATTGCTTCGGGTATTGAAGGTGCTGCTGCAATTGCAAGGGAATACAATATGGTCCGTGCTTTTGCTATTGCACCAACTGCATCGTGTAGCTATAGGTCAAGAGATCTAGATGGCTTCACTGCAACACCAGAGATTGCTCCGCCGATCAGTAGAACCGTTGATCGTGATAGCGGTACATTCGGTGTACAAACATATAACTATGGCGATGTAGAGATTGCTTCAGAAGTTGGCTGGGATGCTTATAAGCAAGTGGCTGACGGAATGATGACATTACTTGATCGCACAGGACTTCTTCACGGTTATAGCTTCAACTCTTGGAGTGATGTAGTGACCTACGACAATGCGTTCGTGGAAGAGTGGCTTCGGTCTCCGCAAACCTCTCTATATTATTCATTACAAGTAATGGGTGATACCCAAGATAAGACTGATGCATATGCTGCACTTGATGCAGAAGATGTCGAGAATTATTTAGAGGATATTTTAACCAATGAACTTACATGTGACTGTCAAGAATGAACCCTTACGAAAAGCTACTAAACAGAAAAAGAAAATGGACACCAGTTCAGACGACTGCCGGATTATGCAAGGCAGGGGCGGAAGAGACGGTACTCCGTGCTCTTGCGTTGCGACACATGGAACTACCTGTGGGCGATTTTATCCGTGATGGACTGGCTACCGACGTACCAAAACTATCGCGGGAGTTACTGGAATCAAACATCACCGACGAGATCAATCACGACCTGGCACTTGGTTACATTGCCAATACTTACGGGGTTGACGAAAAAGCTGAATCGGAAGCTATCAAACTCAGGGAAGCTTGGACTTCGCATCCTGATCACACAATCCTCAAAGCGATGGTTGCCGAGCGTGCGATTTTCTTCGTTCTTTTACCATTCTTCCGCGCTAATGGTGACGCTGCAATGCGCGGAACAAGTGCCGATATCTCACGAGACGAACAGATCCATGTCGCGGCCAATTCATTAATTTGTCAGGAGCTAGGACTTACTTTTAGCCCTAGTCTTGATAAACTCCGCAAGGCAACTATCAATTGGGTAATGCAACCCCTAGGTATTAATACTACTGATAAATATTTGGATAAAAAATTTTGGCTTGATTCTAGTGATCGCTTGATGTACGAAGGTAAGGCCCCCGAATTGTCATTTACTAAATCAGCCAGAATGTTAGCTTTCTTTGAACACAGTAATGACAACCTCCCTCAATATGCTTGAGACCGTGGGCATGCAAGCTCGCGGTTTAGTACATCAATTAGAAGAAGCTTTTCCACCAGTGAATCCTTCGCCAGAAGATTCGCATTCAAAAATCATGTACAGATCAGGACAGCGTGACGTCGTTGAATGGGTCATTAAATACATGGAAGAAAACTAAACTAATTAACAATCATGAACACTTCTCACGGCGCAAGCAACCTATTTGGTCACGCAGATTACTACGCCAACCTTAGTTCAGGTATGAGTAATCAACAAATTCTAAGTTGGATCAATGGTAATAGAGGACAATTACATCAGAACCGATATGGCGCAGGTGAATTGTATCAACAGATTTCAGCTGCAGCGGGGCAAGAAAGGCAACGCGAGGCAGCACTTGCGGCAAATCAAGCCCAGCAACAAGCAGAGATTAATGCAAGAGCAGCTCAAATAGCAGCTATGCAAAGTAGTTTTGACTCACGCATGGAAGCAGTTAATAAGCAAATGTTTGATCAGCAACAAACATATCAAACTAATTTAATGGATATGAAAAATTCGTTGACTGAACAACAAAAACAGTTTGCTGCTTCTCAAAATCCATCAAAACGTGAAAGTGTGTTAGGAGTAAAAGGAGCTGGTGTAGGTAATGCCAGCCAATCTGCAGCACTAAGTCGTCAGGGTACGAAAGGCTCATTTGGACGCGAAGGATTACGGATCAAATCACTTAATATTTAAATAAATTAAATGTCAGCAAGAACAAGGTATGACTATTTAGCAAGCGACCGTTCCCAATTTCTAGAAGAGGCACGTCAAGCATCAGAGCTTACCCTTCCATATTTAATCCGTGGACATGAAGAGCATGTGTCGGGTATGGCACAACTTAAAACACCTTTCCAATCGGTTGGGGCAAAAGGTTGTGTGACATTAGCAAGTAAGTTAATGCTTGCATTACTACCTGTACAGACTAGCTTCTTTAAGTTACAACTAGATGAAAGTCAACTCGGTGAGGAGTTTCCTCCAGAGATGAAATCAGAACTTGATCTCTCCTTCGCAAAAGTAGAAAGAATTATTCTGGAATCTATCTCTGCATCTGACGATCGAGTTGCTGTTCACCAAGCATTACTACATCTTGTAGTTGCTGGTAACGCCCTAGTTTATATGAGTAAGTATGGACTAAAGGTATACCCTTTGAATCGCTACGTGATCGATCGAGATGGCAACGGTCAAGTTATTGAAATAGTAACCAAAGAGCGTATTTCAAAAGATTTGATTGATAGTCAGCTACCTAAAGAGGTACTGGAAACTAATCAAGTAACAGATGAAAACGAGTACAGTGATGATGTAGATGTTTACACGCATATTAAGCGTGATAACAATAGGTTCATCTGGCATCAAGAAGTAAATGATAAGGTGCTGAAAGCATCACAAGGTAAAGCGCCTATTGATATTAATCCTTGGATTCCACTACGCTTTAATACAGTCGATGGTGAAGGCTACGGTCGTGGAAGAGTTGGTCAATTCATAGGTGATCTGAAATCACTTGAAGGCCTTTCTCAGGCACTGGTAGAAGGCTCTGCAGCTGCTGCAAAAGTGGTATTCACAGTATCACCCTCAAGTACTACTAAGCCTTCCACGCTCGCAGCTGCTGGCAATGGCGCCATCATTCAAGGCAGGCCTGATGACATTGGTGTCATACAAGTTGGTAAGACAGCTGATTTTAGAACTGCTTATGAAATGGCAGCCACACTAGAACGTCGTATAAGTGATGCATTCTTAGTATTAAATATCAGACAGTCAGAACGTACTACTGCTGAAGAAGTACGTATGACACAGATGGAGTTAGAGCAGCAACTTGGTGGACTATTTAGCCTACTCACAGTTGACTTCTTAGTACCATACCTAAATAGGAAACTTTCAGATTCACAAAAGAAAGGTGAGATCCCTAAGATTCCTAAAAATATTGTCAAGCCAACCATTGTTGCAGGTATTAACGCACTAGGTCGTGGACAAGATAGAGAAAGTCTTGGTCAATTCCTGACAACACTTGCACAGACACTTGGGCCTGATGCCATTTCACAATTCATCAATACAGATGAGGTTATTAAACGTCTTGCTGCATCTCAAGGTATTGATGTACTTAATCTTGTACGTTCAATGCAGGAAGTACAGCAAGAACAAGCTGGAATGATGCAACAACAGATGGCTATGCAACAACAACAAATGCAAGTTGAAGCAATGAAGACACCTGGAATGGATCCATCGAAAAATGGTGAGTTACAGGCACAAGAAATGGCAATGGCACAACAACAACAACAACAACAACCACCAATTTAATAAGTAATACATGGCAGAAGTAATGTCAATGCTCTCTGACGAGAATAGTCAGGGAGAACTAAATGCAGATGAACAAGAGTCTCTGCAAATTGGAGAAGAGATGGAAGAGCAGCAAGAGACAATGCTTGCTGGTAAATATAAAAACGCTGAGGAGCTAGAAGCTGCTTACATTGAACTCCAAAAAAAACTAGGTACTCCTAAAGAAAATAAGGAGGCTGAAACAAATCCAGAATCTGAAGAAGAAGAAGATAGTGAAGCAACTTCAGGTGACGCATCACTTTTTGATCGGCTTTATGAGGAATCAAAAGGTGAGTTCTCGGAAGAAACACTAAAGCAAATTTCCCAAGCTAAGCCTGAAGATCTAGCTAAAATGTATCTTGATTATCGCTATAACAATAGTCAAGAGAAACAGACGCTGAGCGAGTCAGACGCATCTAGCCTAAAGAACTCCGTAGGCGGAGAAGAAACTTATTCACAAATGATGCAGTGGGCAAACAGCAGTCTTAGTGAACAAGAAATCAGCATGTATGACTCTGTAATGGATACTGGTAATGCTGGTGCTGCATACTTTGCTATGCAAGCATTGTCTTATCGGTACAAAGATGCTGTTGGTGTAGATGGGGATCTACTACAAGGTAAAGCACCTACAAGTACTCAAAAAGGTTTCAAGAGTCAAGCAGAAGTGGTCTCTGCAATGCAAGACCCACGCTATGACCGTGACCCTGCCTATCGCCAAGAGGTGATGGCAAAACTTGAAAGTTCTAACGTTAATTTCTAAACAACCCTTTTAATTTATAATGAAAAAAATTATTGCTATTCTCTCTGCCGCTGCATTGGCAACGCCAGCTGTAGCTGGTCCTTACGTCAACGTAGAAAACAACGCTGGTTTCAGTGGATCTAATTTCGGTGGACATGTAACTGACTTCCATCTTGGTTATGAAAGTAGTACTGATTTCGGTTCGTACTATGTACAAGCTGGACCTAGCATCTTTGCTCCTGATGGTGGTGAAGAAGAAACTAAACTGACTGGCAAGGTTGGTGGTTCTATTCAAGCAACTGATCGTGTCTCAATTTACGGTGAGTTGTCTGCAGCGTTCGACGATGTAAATAGCTACGGCACCAAAGTTGGAGTGAAATATAACTTCTGATGGCTAAAGGATTGTATGCAAATATCCACGCTAAGAAAAAGCGTATCGCTGAAGGCAGCGGAGAGAAGATGCGGAAGGCAGGAGCCAAAGGTGCTCCGACCGCAGCCAATTTTAAACGTGCAGCAAAGACAGCAAAGAAACCTTCTTCTAAAAAATACTAATGCATAAAAAGAAAGTAGACCAAAAAGCCTTTCAAAGTAATTTTACTGCTCAGTCCATGGATATTGGGCCAGGTCACAAAGGCGCACAGCGTGGTAAAAAGATCTATGACAAAGGTAAAGGTACTGACAACAAGCATGAAAGGGATGCCTTCCTGAAGAAGACTGGGCCTCAGCTACCGCCACTAGCTAAGAAAAAATCTACAAAGAAATATGGTTAAGTGGACAGTCGTTTTTGTTTTGTCTCTATGTATCTTCATAGAAGTAAAACATTATCTCTACTGGCAGTTTAAAGAGCCCCCTCAGAGGCTCAATAATATCTGATTTTTCCTTGTAATCTTCCAAGGATCGGTTACGGACTTAGGACTGGAAAAACCTAAGGTCTGGCTTTGGAGCACCTCAGAGTAGGACTCCATTGCTATTGGCTTCGGCCCCTTACGAGGGATACCCTTAGTCGTCTAGACGGTGGGATAGACCACAATACAATTGAATATTACTCAAAGATCTTTGAGAGTCGTACATAATTAACTCTCTTTTTTAAAATGGCACATCAGTCTTCAGACCTAACAACCAGCCAGGTTAATCTAGGTCAATCTAATCTCTCCGGAGATAAGCGCGCACTGTACCTTAAGTTGTTCAGTGGCGAAATGTTCAAAGGCTTCCAGCACAATGCAATCGCTCGCGATCTTGTGATGAAGCGTACACTTAAGAACGGCAAGTCTTTGCAGTTCATCTATACCGGTCGTACAACGGCTGAGTATCACACCCCTGGAAATGCAATCCTCGGTAACTCCGACGGTGCGCCTCCAGTGGCAGAGAAGACCGTCACGGTTGACGACCTTCTTATTAGTTCAGCCTTCGTCTACGATTTAGACGAAACTCTATCTTAAGTAATGGGACCGAGTATAAACAATTGGAAGAATTGCTGGAACCCTAAGTCCGTTTGGATATGGCAATCAGCAGCCGAGCCGCTTACGCTTAAGCGGAAGGTTCAGAGACTAGATGGTTTGGGAAGCGTCCCATGTAATACATCATTAGCATCCAACACTTTAGTGAAGATATAGTCCGATCCTACTAGAAATAGTAGAAAATAAGCATTACGATCTGCGCTCGGAGATCAGCCGCAAAATCGGCTACGCCCTCGCAGAAAAATATGACCGCTTGATCTTCCGCGCTATTGCTCGCGGTGCTCGTGCAGCATCTCCAGTTAGTGCAACTAACTTCAAAGAGCCCGGCGGTACTCAGATCCGTGTTGGTGCTACTACTAACGAATCTGATGCTTTCTCTTCTAGCGCATTGATTGCTGCTTTCTATGACGCAGCTGCTGCAATGGATGAGAAGGGTGTTTCTAGCGATGGCCGTTGCGCTGTCCTGAACCCACGTCAGTACTACGAACTGATCCAAGCTGTTGGTTCCAATGGTCTTGTGAATCGTGACGCTCAGGGCTCTGCTCTGCAAGGCGGTAACGGCATCATCGAGATCGCTGGTATCCACATCTACAAGTCAATGAACATTCCGTTCCTTGGCAAGTACGGCACCAAGTACGGCGGTACATCTGGTCAAACCTCTCCTGGCAATACTGGTGATTTCATCGGTCCTGCACTGGAAGATGCTTCAGGTGCTACTACTGGTATCAACAATGACTACGGCACAGCCGCAGAAGTTGCTGCTACATCTTGTGGTCTTATCTTCCAACGTGAAGCCGCCGCTTGTGTTGAAGCAATCGGTCCTCAAGTACAAGTCACCAGTGGTGATGTCTCTGTGATTTATCAGGGCGACGTTATCCTTGGCCGTCTTGCAATGGGTGCTGATTACCTCAATCCTGCTGCAGCTGTTGAGCTGTATGTCGGTGCTACTGCACCTTCTGCATTCTGATTTAAATACTCTTTGGGGTCTCTTCGGAGGCCCTTTTTTTTAACCTTAAAATAATATGGCTTTTCCAACCACTAATGCTCAGCGAGAGCTGCCAGCTGTAAATCAAATACTACAGTCATGTGGTCAAGCGCCTGTGACAACCCTAGATCAAACCAACCCGGACGTTGCGATTGCCTATCAGACTTTGTTAGAAGTCTCACGGGAAGTACAGGCGGAAGGATGGTCATTTAATAAGGAGCTTAACTATGACATGCTTCCTGACAGTAATGATGAAATACCAATCCCAAATAATATCTTGCAAATTGATGCATCTAAAAATGCAGCTAATGCACAAATTGATGTTATTAGGCGGAGCGGTAAACTATACGACAAAGCACATCACACATATACATTTACAAAGAAGGTATCTTGTGATATTACTTGGTTGTTCGACTGGGTAGATATTCCAACACCTATCGCTGATTTTATTACTAGCAAAGCAGCTACAACAGTTTCAAGCAGGATTGTTGGAGATAGTAATCAATACCAAATGCTCCAACAAAAGGAGGAGTTCAATAGAGCAATGGCTATGGAATATGAATGTAATCAAGGTGATTACACATTCTTTGGACATCCTGGTGAAACTAATACATACAACAGCTACAAACCGTACAACGCGCTTTATCGTTAAATGCCAGCAGTAACTCAACGGATACCTAACTATCTTGGTGGAGTATCTAAACAATCAGATGACAAAATGCTTCCCGGCCAGGTCCGTGAGTGCTACAACGGATTTCCTGATGCAACATATGGTCTTACAAAAAGACCTGGCTTTAAGCATATTGCAAACTTAGGAACAGGTTCAACATATGATGATGCTAAGTGGTTTTACATCAATAGAGATAATGATGAAATCTACATTGGTTGTATCAAAGGAACAGCTATTTATATTTGGAATGCTGTAACTGGAACAGCTTGTACTGTTTCATACGGCAGCGGTGCTCAGGCATATCTTTCATCGACAAAACTAAATTACAAACTGCTTACTGTACAAGACACTACAATTGTAATTAATACTAGTGTAACAGTAGCAGCAAAACCGACGCCTACGCCAACCCCAAACGTATTAGGTACAATTGTTCTTGAAAGTACTATACCTGAAGCAAAGTATTATGTAGAAATTCAAGGTGTAGAATTTAGTGTAACAGCGCATGATACAGACTATACATTCGATGACGTACTGACAGACAAGTCAGGACATAATATTAAAGACGCTGTTACAGCTGGCATTGCAGCTCAACAAAGTGCAAGCAATGCAAACTTTAATGGGACATGGACAGTTACACGGAATGGTAATTCAAGTCTAGATATAACTCGCGTAGTCAGTGGCACACCAACAGCTTTTACTTTAAAAGTAAGGGGTGGTAGATCAAATAGCGGTCTTAGTGCATTTCAAGATGAAGCCTCAAGCGTAGGCCTATTACCACTAGAGACATTTCATAATCATCAAGTTAATATTGTAAATACGATTACATCAGCCGATGATTATTATACCAAGTTTGTTGCAGATAATGGGGTTAGTGGGCGTGGTTATTGGGTTGAGACAGTAAGTCCAAAGGTCTCGCCTGGAATTGATAACTCAACAATGCCACATGAGCTAATTAACACAGCTACTAATACGTTTGTCTTCCAAAAAATTGGCTATGCCGATAGAGATGTTGGCGATGAAATTACAAATAGTGACCCTAGCTTTGTTGGTGAGAAGATCTCAGCAGGTTTCTTTCATAACGATAGGTTAGGATTCCTTTCTAAAGATAATGTATGTATGAGCCGAGCTGGCAAGTACTACAACTTCTTCTTTGAAACAGCACAGGCAACGCTGGATTCAGATCCTGTAGACATTAGTTGTTCCTCAATTATCCCTACGGCACTGTATGCAGTACTACCTACAGCACAAGGCGTAATTTTATTTTCTGCACGTCAGCAGTTCATTCTGTTTTCAGACAGTGGAGTGCTTACACCAGCACTGGCAACCATCAGAGTCATCGCTAATTACGAGATGGATAACACTGTGGAACCTGTTGATGTAGGTACCAACATTAACTTTATTAGTAAGACTCCTGGCTATACCAGAGTCTTCAGCATGGTTACCAAAGGACAGCAACAGAACCCCCAAGTACTTGACCTCTCGCGTGTAGTGAAGGAGTGGATTTCACCCAACATTGATCATCTAATTGCTAGCCCTCAAAACTCACTGATTGCATTGTCTTCACAATCAAGTAAAGAAGTATTTATTTTTAGATACTACACAGATGGTGAGAAGAATTTGATGGAGTCGTGGACAAGTTGGTTCATGCCTGGTAATACACAATTCATGAACATCGACTCAGATGACATGTATGCAGTAACTAAGCAAGGTAATCAGGTAGTGCTTTTAAAAGCAGCATTAAGCCAAAGCCCTGAGCAAGCAATTATTGTCAACAACAGAGGTCAAAGAGTTAATCCATGTATGGATTTATATGCAACAGCGTCTAGCGTTGTATATGACACAACTAATAATTTATCTAAATGCTACTTGCCTTATAACGATGTAGCAGAGCTTACTCCTGTTCTTATTATCAAAGGTAATACAAGCACTGGTTCATTTGTTGAATCAGGCTTTACCATCACTCCAGAACGGAGTAATGATAGTACAGGACCATACTTTATAGTGCCGCAGAAAAACCTTACCAGTAATGCTAGCGATGTCATCGTAGGATTTAAGTATAACTTTGATGTTGAGCTACCTACTACATACTATCGACCTGAAGAGAAGAAGGCAGACTTCACTGCAAGTCTAGCTATTGCACGGATGAAGTTTTCTGTAGGACTTTCAGGTAACATGAGCTTTAAAGTAAAACAACAGGGAAGAATCCCTTATAGCATTGACTTTACTGGTGATGGGTCTACAACAACATTTCCATTTAATAAGCGTGATTTAAATTACGAAGACAGGAGTGATGTAAAAATTACAGTTAATGGTATTGCTACTACAGCATTTAACTTTAGCAACGCTACAACAATTGTATTTACCTCTGCACCAGCTGCTAATGCAGTTATCAAGATGTATATCGATGAATGGTTCCTTACTAATCCTGTGATTCAAGCAAACAACTATTTAGCCAATGACGTCCCATTAGATAACGAAACAGTATTTACATTGCCTATCCATCAACGTACAGAAAACTTTAAAGTAAGGATGTTCAACAATTCACCATTTCCTGTTGCTGTAAACGCAATGATGTGGGAAGGCAATTATACACCAAGATTCTACAGGAGAAAGTAATGTTTGGAGCAGCAGACAGGAACAACGACAATAGGCGTGCGGAAAGGGCAGAGTATAAGAGGTGGAAAGAAGGCTGGAGAGCAGAGGAAAAAATAAGGAAGGCCGAATATAAAAGGCAAAAAGAAGAATATGAATTAAATATTGAACAAAACGAAACCCAATTACGCTTAAATGAAAAAGGTATACTTCAGGAGTATAACCAAGCAGTTGATAGACAGAATTATCAATATGACAGAGCAAATGAAGCATTCGGACGTTCACTAGACCAAGCAGAAGCGCAAGTTACCTTTAATGCCATAGCAGAACATGCTGCTATGATGGAACAGCAAATTAAAAAGAAGGATGATCTTCTTTCTGTAGTATTTGATGAAGGTGATTCACTTCTAGACTATGCATATGGGACCGCTGGTTTAAGAATAAATAAGAACAATAAATTTGCTGAAGCTGCTTTTAATGAGGCACGGTTTGATGCCAAATATTCAGCTGATATAGGTGCCTTTGGAATAGAGCGTCGTAAGACTCAAAGCGACAGTCAGATAGAAGCACAAAAGGCGATTGTTGATGGCATGAAAGCTGTTGGTCAGATGCGTTCTCGCGGTAATGCTGGCAGGTCATCGTCAAAAGCAGTTCTAGGCATCATGGCTGAATCAGGTGCTACGAGAGCTGCAATTGCAAATGGTCTGATGTATGCCGAGCAAAGCATAGACCTTGGAATTGCACAGCTGAAAGATATGCTGATTTTAGACCAGACAATGGTACTTGCAGCTAGAGATATGGCAAATAATGATTATGAGTACAACAGTGCAAAATTTGATGCATCACTTGAAACAGATAAGATTAAACTTTCTGCAACAAGGCGAAGCATAGAAGATAGGGATAAAATTGTAAGGCAAAACATATCACTTGCAAGAAGGCAGGCCGATATGCAAGCAGCAAACTCACTCTTATTGATGCCTACTCGCCTCCCTGAATTAACGGATCCGAGAGAATTTTATGCTGAATATGATGACCCCGAAACTGAAGACTATGTAGAGATGCTGCTCAGGCCAAGGTATCAAGACTTCCCTGACTATGTACCGGCACCAGAGTTAAGTTATGAAGATGACTTCCATTATAAGTTAGGCAGAGAAAATGTAGCTGCATCTAACTTCGGTGATGCACTGAAGATTGGTGGAATGGTTGCAGGTGTTGCTAGTGGAGTTGGTAGTCTTGCTGCTGGCGGACTGTTTGGTGGCGCTGCTGCTGGATCAATGTTAAGCAGTACAGGTTTCTTAGCAACTGGCGCATCAACATTCGGGACAATCGGTACAGGACTCAATACTTTAAGTTCTAGTTTCTATCCAAGACAAAGGTAAATGGCACAATTTAAATCATCTGCACGGGAAGGAAGCTTTTCTAATAAACAGTTAACCGTACCTGATGCAGTTCAAAAGCAACAGAGTGAAACAGAAAGACAGCTTCGGGGCATGGATGATGCTCAGAGTTATCTAGAAAAGAACGAACGTATCTTCCGACAGGCACAGCAACAAGCCTTTAATATAGAAAAAGATTTTCGTTCAACAAGCTCACAGCTTGAACAGCAAAACCTTAAGGCTCAAAGAAGCCATACCAGGCAAGCTTATGAAATGGAGCTTGTTAAAAAGCAAAATCAAGATAAATATAAGATTGATACGCTTGGCGCCCTTATTGATTTTTCTAAAACTGCGTTAGACACTACCTTCACAATTGTCAAGCAAAATAAAGAGTTGCAGTTAAAGGCAGTTAACCAGATTGCCTTTTCAGAAAAATACTCTCATAAAGATATTCTAAATGCACAGAGTGTAAATAGCTCGATCTCAAATGCTGAATTTCAACGAACAAATGTAGTAAAAAAATACTTAGAAGAAGGTAAGTCTCAAGAGTTCATTGACACTATGTATAACCATCTTGTAAAAGGTGGCGGGTACAGAAACTACATTGCTAATTCAAATGTATTAAGAGAGCAAGCGGGGATTAATGCACAAGTAATTAATCAAATCAATAATAATCCAAGTTTATCAATTGAAGAAAAACAAAAGCAAATAGCAATTGCTGACGCAAGGATGCGTGGTGAATTGACAATTGATGGACAAACACCTGCTCAACAAATACTAGAAAAGGCATATAATCCAACAATGCGCCGTGCTCTTGACAGAGCAGAGCAAGTTACTAATCAGGAAAAAAGAAATCAACTAGCCAAAGATTTTGAAAGAGATCAGCGTTCAACTATCTTTGATATTGCATTTAGTGGTGGGGGCTTCAATGCTCAAGGTGTAATGGATGCAATTGCAACTGATCCTAGACCAGGGGCAATGAAAGATACAATGGAATATTTAGCTTCTGCTGATCTAACTTTAGATCAAATTGAACAGCTTGAAAAAGCTCCAATTATTAAAGATGGAAAGGTAGGAAATATTTTTAGCTTTGGATATAAAGATGCTGCGGCAGTACTGAAAAATGCTAAGAAAAGAGCTTATGAAGATATCAGAGCTGTACAGGCCTTGGAAGCGCAGCAGAAGCAGCTAAGTGCAGAGATGGAAATCAATCAACTTGCACAGCAATTAGCTACTGATGACGGTAGGCTAGATAATAAAGACTATAGAGATATCTCAAACAGATACTACGAATTAGCTGGACGTGGAGCTGATCCAAAGGTTCTTGAAGGTATTAAACGTCAGACAGTTGATGTGCAACTAATTCCTGTGATGAACGACCAGCTAGAGGAGATGAGATTAAATGGTACATTGAGTTTAAAGGAACTTAATCGTATTAATCCACCTAAGATGCTATATGATCAATACTTAGGAGCTGCGACGCGACTAGATACAATTAAAGCAACACCACAATATAAAGATCTAAATACTTACCTAAGAGGTAGAATTGAAGGTGCTATTAAAACTACAGAGTCTAAACTAAAGTTTAAGGATGTAGGGCCACAAAGTGATCAATTTAATTGGTTTGTTGGAGAAAAGGTAAAAAAAGCTAGAAAGAAAGTTATTGAATTAGTAGGTGCAGGTACACCTATTGAAGAAGCAATGAATATGGTAGGCACTACTGTCGGTAACGATGCTGCAGAATTTTTATCAAGACCAGAGCAATTCGATGGTTTTACCTTAAAGCCATACGAAAAGATGGTTAATGAAACAGAAAAAGCACAGTTAGTCGCTCAACGTAGGGTTACTAAATTTAAAGGGCTAACTCCTACACAACAGAAGGATCCAAGTAATTGGATAACTTCAATCGGTGAAACTGCATTGATTGCAGCATCTAAAAAGTTAGCAGAAACTGGAACCAGTGAAGTATTAAATGTAATCGGTCAAAGGACTGGATTGACTGCATATGAAGTACAGAAAAAATTAGCGGAGGAAAATCCAAACATCGAACCCATACTTATAAATCCGACCTATGTAGAAATACAAAACAATTGGTCACCAAAACAAAGGTATTCATTTACTAGCGATAAAGCAAGTAATCAGCAGCGTTTAAGAGAGCTGCAGCAACAAGTCAATGAATTTGAAAATAGGAATAGTTTTCAGCCTAGGGAATCGTTTCAACCAAGTAACCAAACTATAGAACCTTTGAATGGAACAATTCAAGAGAAAGGTAACCAAGCAATTACGTATATGACACAGGATTTAGGTCTGTCTGATTTCCATGCATATGGTCTACTTGCAAATGCAATACGAGAGTCCAGTCTACAAACAACTAACCCAGGCGATAACAATACAAGTGACGGCTGGTTCCAATGGCATGCAGGCCGCCTGAGCAGAGCAAAAGCAGTGCTAGGTGATCGCTGGAATGATTGGCGAGCACAAATTCAATACGCTTTACAAGAGGAAGGTGAACCAGGACAAGAATATCTCCAGCAAAACTTTAGCTCTAGACAAGAAGCTGCAGATTGGTGGATGAAGTATTGGGAAAGACCTGCACATCCTGAAAGAGACTCAAAAAGGCACAGTGAAATTTTAGGTAATTTCTAAATGAACGAAGAAGAACTGCTGCAAAGTCAAGGCTTTGACAGCATAGAACAACGTACCCAATGGGAACAAGAACTTAGAGAAGCCGAAGAGGAAGAACAAAGGCTAGCGGCTAAGGTGGCAGCTATTGAAGAAAGAGAAGCAGCTACGGCTGCATCTATGCCGCCTGTTCAAGAGCAACCTGAAGTACAGCAGCAACAGACAACAGACAACTCCAAAAACACAGGTTGGGATGAAGCTGCATACCAAAGAGGTGAGCTGAATGATGGACCTTATTGGAATAGAATTGATGATAAGGGAGTTTTACGTCCAGTAACTACAGGCAATTTTCTACAAGAGGATGGAAGTCTTGATTACGATAAGATCGAGCAATACGGGGCTGAAAGCGATATGGATGTCGTTACTGGCATCCAAGACTTTATTTCTGGAACACTTGATCTAATCCCTGGTGTAGATATTGCACCAAGACCTAAGTTTGAAAACGAAGTAGCACAAACCGTAAGAGAAATATCTTCTGTTGTCTTGCCAACAATGCTATTAGGTGGTGCCGGTTCAGCTGGATTGACAGCACAAGCAGCTAAAGTAAAAAATGTCAGAGGGCTAAAACTACTAAGTGATCCATTTGTTAAATGGATGGGTAACACAGCATTTCAAGCTGGTTCAGGTGCATTCGTTGATTATGCGGTTCCTATGAACCAAACTGACGACAACCTTAGTGGCACACTTAAGAAGACATTTCCAAGATTTTTGGGCTGGATTCCAGATAATGTTGCTACATTAGATAGTGATTTGCCTGATGTTAAACGTGGCAAGAATGTCTTGGAAGGTGCCGGTTTAGGCATCGGTATAGACCTGGTTATGGGTCTAAGTAAGTACATCAAACGAGTCAAAGATACTCACGACCTTCTTAGGCACACACCTGAAAATGATAAAGCTAAAGCTTGGTTTGATAAGAATATAGAAATAGACAATACACCAGAAGATGTTATTGAACGATCGGCAGCAAAACGATTTACTGAAACAGACGAAGTAGGCTCCTTTAACTTTGAAAAGTCTGTTGATCCAAATGAGCCAGTTTTTGGCTATCATGATGCATACGGATACCAAGAGTCAGGCATTAGATCAGTAGATGATCTTGGCATTGTTGGGGCATCTATTGATGCTGCACGTATTGATATGAATCTTGGCACTGTCTACGGACGTGTAGGTAGCGTTATGTCTGAAGCTGCTATTAAGTTTGCTAATGAAAGTAGTGAGAATGCACGTATTGTGATCAGTGGGCTAGCTGAAACTTTAAAAGATGCTGGTCAGTATGGTTATAGATTAGATGACGCGAGATATCTAAGTTTTAAAGAGATCGAGAATGTTGGCCAAAAATATGCCAATGATTTCTATGAGATGGATCTTGAGGAGTTACAGCGGACGATCTACCCTGGTTCAATTTATCAAGGCATCAATGTACCTAATAAAACACCTGAACTAACTGATGAAGGATATCAGGGCGTCATGGGTGCAATTAAAATGTACATGGATGACTTTGTAAATATGGATGAGGCTAAAGCTATTGCTTATGTCGGCACTTCCATGGCAGGACAGATTAGTGATATGGCTCAAGGCATGCGATTGACTGCTGGATCAGGCTCCATCCAACGGGCACAAGAGCAGATCTTAGACCGTGTTGAGTTTCTAATGGCTCAGAAAGGCATGACCTCTTATGTACGTGGTAGATCCTTGAATATGATAAATATTTGGAATCGGATGACAACACAAGGGTCTCAAGCCTACGACAATGCAACTAAGAAGCGCATACAGAATTTAATCAAGGGTGAAAAAAATAAAACACTTGCCGCTATAAATCGTATCAAGTTGGAAACAGCAGATACAATCAACAATTTACGCATCATCAAGGATTCAAACCCAGAGATGTTGTCACCATTAATGATGGCATATGAGCTTACTGATGGTAATGTAAAAACTATTAGTGCATTAAATAACTACGTAAAACAATCAACGTCAATTTGGGGTAAAGCATTCTTCGATGGACAACCTGAAATCCCTTCAGTAATTAATACAGCTTTCTATGCCAATGTGTATAACGGTGCGTTGAGTGCAGCATCTACTCCGATCAAAGCAGTAGTTTCAGGTAGCCATTTGTTAGTAGAAAAACCTATAAGACATTTTGCTGGTGCAGTGATGTCTGGAGAAAAACGCCAAATTCGTAGAGCGTTATATCAATACAGCAGTATGTGGGAATCACTAACTGGAGGCCTGAGTTATGCAAAGCAAATCTTTAAAAGATCTGCACTCGATCCAAATGTAACTGCTGTAAGGGATGACATCGGTCTCAGAAACCAAGGACAATTAGACATCTTGACGGCATTTGCTGATGCTAAGGCAGCTAAAGGCGAGTATGGTCCTCAAATGTTGATGGAAAACATCAACGCTATGAATGATTTAGCTAATCATCCAGCTCTCAGACTTGGTACTAGATCTATGCAGGCAATGGATGGATTTATGGATTCATTGCTTGCTAATTTTGAAGCTAAAGGCAGAGCTTTCGATAAGTTTACTAAGAACGGCTCTGTTGAGTTTGATTCAAAGGCAGCAGAAGACTTATTTGCAGATGCTCACGCTGAGATGTTTGATGAGAGCGGCATTATCACTGATAAGGCAGTCAAAAAGGCGTCAGGTGAGATGGCATTTAACCTAGACAATAGTTTTAATGATGACGTATCTGCTCTAATTAGGCGGATGCCTGTATTAAAACCATTCATGCTGTTTACTAAAACACCACTTAATGAGCTTAAGTATACTGCTTCTTACAATCCAGTATCACCTGTACTCGGTCTATTTATGAAAGATGTGCATGTATTTAAGCATTCTTTTGATGACATTGAAACAGATAAGGTAATGGAAATATTAACTCAGCGAGGTGTTGATGTTAGTGATCCACTGCAAGTTAAAGGTAAGTATAACGAACTAAGGGCAGACATGCGCGGAAGGAAAGCGTTAGGTACATTGATGACAGGTAGTGCTGTTGCCTTGTTTTTGGATGACAGGCTTCACGGAGCAGGTCATTACAATAGACAAGTACAGAAGACAAGAGACAAAGCTGATTGGAAGAGAAATTCTATCCGAGGCTTTGATGATAAATGGTATAGCTTTGAAGGCTTAGGACCAATTACGACTTACCTTAGTTTGATTGCTACTATCGGAGATAACTTTGATGTATTAGAACCTAATGATCTTGGCAACCTTCTTGGAAAAACTGCCTTTGCTTTTGGCGCATCTTTTAAAGATAGAACTTATATGGCTGGTTTAGAACCATTCTTCGATGTTTTACGTGGTGATGTAGGTGCTATTAATCGGTGGGGTTCTGGATTCCTTACTGCATCAACAGTACGTGGTTCTAGTCAAATGGCTGAAATTGCAAGGCTGCTTGATCCTGAATTGAAGCTTATCAATAATGAACTCGATGCAATGATTATGAATAGGCTGCCTGGCTTAAAAGGAATGCTGCCTAAGGAATATGATTGGATCGATGGTGGTGAAGTCAACGTACCAGATAGCATCTGGGCACGTCTTAGAAACACTTATACACCTTGGAAAGAAAGCGGAAAAATTTCTCCTGAAAAGCAATTCCTTATTGACATTGAATACGATGCTACAGCTACGCTTGGTACAAACGGCCAAGGTGAGAAATTAAGCGCAGCTGAACAGTCTGAAATCCTCAGCATTATGGGTAATGATGAATTATGGAAACAAGGCATTCAAGAAGTTATGGCGGAAACTGCTGGCGGTGGTAAAGGCTTTAGGAAAAGATTTAGAGAAGGACAAAGTATGGGCTTACCAATGGATTCTGCGTTTGCTGAAAGTGTTCATGACAAGCTTGATTCTAAACTAAGGAGAGCTATTGGTGATGCTATTACCGGGTCTAAACACTTCACTTCTATTAGACGTAGACAGTACGTCCGTGAAAGAACAGCTGAATATCAAAAAAGAGGTGAACTGGAAGAAGCAAAGAGATATCTGGATTACGTAAAAACAAAGTATGGTATCTAAAGCGTAATGGCAACTACACAAAACACATACACTGGAGATGGTTCGACAACGAACTATTCGCTTACATTTGAATATATCAAGCAAGCAGACGTCAAGGTAACAGTAGCGTCTGCAGCTACAACTCAATTTACATTTGCTAACGCTACAACGCTGTCATTTAATACAGCACCAGCTAATGGAGCTGCTATTCGTATTTATCGTGATACGGATATTACAACTCTTAATGCTACGTTCTTCCCTGGTTCAGCTATTAAGGCTGAAGACCTCAATAATAACTTTACTCAGACTCACTTTGCTACCCAAGAGACTGATAACGAAGTAGTCACGGCCAACACAACAGCTACAGCAGCTAATACAACTGCTAATAGTGCCGTAACGACAGCCAACAGTGCTGTTACTACGGCTAACAGTGCCGTTACTACAGCCAATGCAACCACTGCTACGGCTAACACAGCTAATACCAACGCTAGTGCAGCTGTAACTACAGCTAATGCTGCGAGTGCTACCGCTAATACAGCGTCTACAGCTGCAGCTAGTGCGGTTACAACGGCTAATACAGCATCTACTAATGCTACTACTGCTGTTAATACGGCAAATACAGCAACAACTACGGCAAATGGTGCTGTTACTACGGCTAACTCTGCAGCAACTGATGCAGCAACTGCTATTAGTACAGCCAATAGTGCTACTACGACAGCTAATAACGCTGTTACAACAGCTAATAGTGCTGTAACTACTGCTAACACAGCTAATACAACTGCAGGTACTGCTGTTACTACAGCTAATACAGCATCTACAAATGCTAGTGCTGCAGTCGTTACAGCTAATGCTGCAGCTGCTTCAGTATCTGCTGCAGTAT